CTCAAAAACAAATGACAATTCTTATCAGATTTATAACTTTAATCTTAGTTTCCATTACATATAGTCCCACATATAAGATCTGTCACCATATTCATCAGTATGCCAACGATCACCATTGTTGTCTACAAAACTAGCTGCATCTTCAAATCCATCTGATATAAATCCAAATGGAGCCATGTCTTGTTCGATTTGATTTTTTTGTTCTTCATATAATCTCTTTCTGACATCTTGGTCAGTCATCTCCTTGAAATAATCCTGCTGCACCAACCAAGAGAAAATAACCAAGCACATAGCAAGGTCATCATTACATCCTTCTTCTGCTTCAAATGAATTATGTTTTTGAGAGAATGTGGTTAGTTCTGAAATAATGTCATAATCAACCGTCAGCAGTTTATCATCCTCCAACAATGTCTTTAAGTTAGAGCATCCCAACTTTTTGACTGCCGCAGTCATTCTTACACCGAGTTGAGTTTTCTTACCAGAAAAACCTTGCCCAACTATTTGACCATTTCTGCCTCGCATAGATGCCATAAGAATATTTTGATATTCAAGGTCATACTGAAGGATACTTGCAACCTGGTCTCCAATATCATTAACCTCTATCATTAGGTATGCTTGATTGTATGCTTTGGCAACATCAAGAATAATATTTGGAAACAACATTGGTTTTATTTCGTTGTTCCTATATTTGGCAACTACCTTGTATGGAAATTCTGTCGTATCGAAAACAATGAAGGCAGAGTAATCATTTCCCAATCCTCGTGCCACATCGACAGTCATGATATAGTTGTGGTCTTTTTCTGGATTGTTGTAGATATCAAGACCGGCATTTCTTTTTATTGGGTCTTCATACACAAGATTCCTAAGTTTTGATGGATTGATGAGTGTATTGACAGATCCTAAGAATTCGCATTCAAACTCAACTTTAAACTGCTGTTCGGAAGTGTTAGCAATTGTGGTATCTTTCCATGCGGCATCTCTACCAGGAACTTCGGACCAATGAACATCAGTCGGAATATATTCGTTCTTTCCTCTTTCCGCATCATGCCACATACGGTAGAAGTGATTCATACCATGAGGCGTTGATACAATAATTACCTTGGTGTTTTTACCAGAAGTAATTGTAGGATATACAGATGCAAAGAAAGAATCCGCAACATGATTCGGAACGAATGCAAATTCGTCCAAGAACAGAACGTTAAATGACATACCACGAACAGCACTAGCAGATGTTGATGCTGCCAAGATTTTACTTCCGTTTTCTAATTCAATATTACCTTTGTTCCAGACTAGAACACCTTGCTGCATCCATTTTGGAAGATTTTCGTATGCTGTTGCAAGTCTTGCTAAAAGTTCTCTTGCAGTTGCTGCTTTGTTTGCAAGAATACCAATATTGACACTATCATTAAAAATAAGATAGTGAAGAAGATAAGAAACCACAGTTGTAGACTTACCAGTCTGTCGTGGCATCTTACAGATATTGAATCTGTTATTATGAAAATTATTAATTAGTTTTTCTTGGAAATGATATGGGTGAAACTGAGTCAGTCCTTCATCCAAAGAAATAATTTTAATATAGTTGTTCGCAAAATATACAGGGTCTTCTTTACACTTGAGAAATTCAATGATTTGATCTTCACTGAACTCAATCGGCGTATTTGCCTTCTTTAGATTAGGATTACCAAGATATACACTATCAGTCATAATTTAAACACCAAGTTTATTTTTCAGAATTGCTATCTAAAAATCCTTTTTTTAACATTTTTGATAAGTCTGAGGTAGAACCAATAAACACAGCATTGTTTGTGACATTATTAGTTTTACTCGGAGATTCTTCGTCAACCTCTTTTACTTTCTTTTGAAGTTCCATTAATTTATCAGTTGTATCAGCAACTGATTTTATAATTTGTCCTGCAACTTCATATGCTCTAGGACTTCCACCCTCGCTGGCAAGTTCCATTATACCATTTAAGGTTTCTTGTCCTTTTTCAATTAAGGAATATAGATTTGCTCTTGTATAGTCATAATCCTTTTTAACATCCTCTGGTTTTGAGGATGATTTTGGTGGAGCAACATCAAGAGACTTTGGAGTCTCTTCAACTTCAACAATGCTACTCTCAACATTGAGTGCCTTATCTAAATCATCGTAATTGTTTTTCATGATATATTACAGGTCAATTTGTCTGGTGGGACTGAGGTCTTTAGCATCACCATAGTCACTCCAAGTTTCAGTGAAACCAAAGTTATCATCTGGCCCTGCATCGATTGGATCTGGGACAACCGTATATCTGACTTCGCGTTTTGCGGTTTGTGTATTTGTTCCAGAATGTTGATCGACAATAACTTTTTTGATGAGTCCCTCCGTGCTTTCTGCGACTGGACCAAACAGATAAGTTTTTGCAGTAAAGTTTAGTGTATATATCAGAGCTCTTCTAGTTTCAAAAGATCCTTCATAATCATCTTGGAAAGAAATGTTTTCTAAGACCACTGGTATGTCTCTTTTTTCTCCAATGGAACTAACCAAATCAACAGTAAGATTGAAAGATGGTTGAAAGAAAGGAAGTATTTGCTCAATAATTTGTAGAGCATCATCATTCAATTTACTAAAGATACTCAGTTCAAAACCAATATTATAGGGAACTGGCATGAAGACTTTCTTTATATTGTCTCCATCCTTTGCTTTAAATGTTTGAGTTATGCCAGATTTTCTTGTAGAATCATACTGAATGTTTGTCATTTCAAATGACATTCTTGGTAGAGTTATGGCAACTGCTTTTGATAACTCTGCTTGCTCTTGAATCTTTGCCAAATACTTCTGTTGTGGTCCATATGCCAGACCAACTTTAATATCATCAAGAATCGTTCCATCAGACTTTTTGTGCTTAATATTAATGTTATTAAACAGAGTTCCGAAAGAAATAATTGTCTTTCGTATTATTTCGTGATAATAATAAGTTCCTAACATTAATACTCTCCGAAGGGATTACTCTCGCTAAAGTCTAATAGTGAATCTGCTTCTAATTCAATTTCCTCATTAGAGTCAGATGGTTGATCATGACTATCAAGATCATGAGTCTTTACAATATATGTAGCAGTGGATAAACCTCCAACAACAGTTTCACCCTCAAAGAACTGACCAGTGTTCAGAGATACTCTGAGTTTGGTCTCTCCAATAATAGTCACAGTTCCGGCAGCAGAAACCTGAACACCAGAATCAAAATCTCTAACAACAGCAGTAACCCCAGAACTTTGACCTGTGATAGTTTCGTTGTAGTAGAAAGTTCCAATTCCAGAAGTAGGTCCAGAGAATTCCAGACTTATTGGTCCAGACGTATAACCAATACCAGAATTCAGTATTCTTACGGTATTGATTCCTGCACCAATTGAAGATGTAAATGTTGGATTAAGAACAGCAGTATTGATACCAGATGGAGGAGCAGCAACGGTAACTGTTGGTGCTGCTGAATATCCAGTTCCGGCAGCACCAACCACAACTTGCTGAACTCCGAATGTGGTAGAAATAGAGCATGTTGCTGCTGCGCCTGCTCCACCACCACCGGAAATTGAAATAGTTGGTGCTTCCGTATATCCAGCACCAGCATTTGTCATTTCAATCCTGAAGATTGAAGTGACATTGGCTCTCTGAGTTGTAATCGCAACCGCAGATGCATTATGCCCACCTTCTGGTGCATCCGAGAAAGTAATTGTGGGTGCTGATGTGAATCCATATCCATCATTATTTAAGAATATTTCAGTAACACGACCACTGGATACTCCAACGGTTGCGGTTGCAGTTTGAGCAACTCCAACAAGATCAATGGTTGTAATATAACCTTCATCTTTCAATTGATTATCAACTTCAGCAATACTAGTATCAATGAATTCATTTTCATATTCAAACAATTCACAACTCAAATCATAAGTATAAAGTCTTCCTAGTTGATAAAACGGTTTTTCATGTTCGACTCTTTTGATTTCAAACAATCTTTCGCCAAGAGGGAAATAAACTAGATCACCCTCTTTTGGTCTTGTAATCAAATCAGCAAATGTAAATCCAGTAATTTCTCCATCTCTAATACCAGAGGATATACCCTCAAGAAAAGGTGAAATAAATTCTTCAAATCTTTCTTTAGACAGAGTTAGATTTATTTCATTTTTCAGTTTCAAACCAAATTTAGTCATTATGTCACTATCAGGAGCATATCCGTCAATGTTATTGATATATGCTTCTATAAGAAAACTATCATCAAATTTTGATGACTGAATTTCTTTAATTATATCGTCCGTTTTAAAAATTTTTCTTGGAAGGTAATATACCTCCACACCATGAATTTTTATATGCTCATTCACCAAATCTTGCATGAGCATCTGCTCACGACTACTACCTTGTAAAAAATAGGAATTTAGTGTCATTAGTATTAACCAATAAAGTCATAAGGTGGCAATTCATACTCAAGTGCCATTCTTTGTTTTATATCTTCCAATTCTCTTTCAGCATCCTCATATAGTTCTCTTCCATTAAGTTCTAATCCACCAGGTAATTTTGCTCCTCTAAATTTCAACAAATTTTGTCCCCATTGTCTTTTGATGAGAGCAGTGACATACTTTTTAAGGAAACTATCATTATATACATTGGTAAAAGTATTTGGATCTAAAATTCTATAACAATCAATAATCAGGTAAGTATCTTTTGTTTCTGATCCCCAATCAATATCCAGATATAACCTATTTTGCCTCTTATTAAATCTTATCTGTTTGTCAGTTGATAATATAAATTCAATATCTTCTAGATATGTCTTAACCATTGAATATTGAAGAAGTTCAATTGAATTGAACTGATATATGTCATTCAAAAATAATTGATATTTAATATTGAACATTCCATCTGATAGTGTGCTACTATCAAACTTAAATACCTTTTCAATTCCAATAACCGAATCTGGAACTTGAATAAAATTAGAATTTTCGTAGAAATAATTAGTGGTAGTGGTCATACCACTCACAGTGGTGGTGATACCAGATGTTGTTACAATTCCAACTGTGTTAGTTCCACCAACCTGAGCAGTTCCCCTATTGATATCATTCTCGGTTAACTTGTATTTGAGATACATTCTTTCGACACCATCAAAGTGCCTCTCCTGAAAATATTGAAGTGCATCATCAACTAAATCATCTATTTGCTCATCATCAACGTTGATTTCTAAAACTGGAGCACCTAATCTTCTTAAAGAATAATCAATTAATTCTTGTTTGCTTGCTGGTTTTGCCATCAGTATGTTCCTCCATCGATAAGTCCGGCCTCAAGTGTTCCCGTGACAGTTACATTGGTAGAGAATGTTGCCACTCCAACAACATCCAATCCACCGGCAGTGATTCTCACATCATCATTGAAAGTAGAAACACCTCCAAAGGTTGATACTCCGGCAACATTTAGTTGGTCTAAATTAGCACCACCAACCACATCAAGACGGTTATTTGCATCTACTAGAGAACTGAAAGTTGCAACTCCTGCAACATTTAAATCATCTAACTGAGTATCACCATCAACATCCAGAGTGCTATCAATATCAACTGCGGCATTGAAGGTTGATACACCAGCAACGACTAATTCATCTACATCTAATTGACCATCAATGTCTATTGTGCCGTTAATATCAACCGCACCAAGTGTAGTAATACCAGTTACATTTACCTGGTCAATATTAGCACCACCAGCAACATCAAGACGATTATTCGCGTCTATCAGAGAACTGAAAGTTGCAACTCCTGCAACATTAAGATCATCTAATTGAGTATCACCATCAACATCCAATGTGCTGTTAATATCAACGGAATTAGAGAATGTCGAGACACCGGCAACAACAAGTTCATCTAAATCAGTCTGACCATCTACATCTAAACCAACACCAATGGCAAGTTGAGTTCCATCAAATGTTAAGTTGGCATCATCTTCTAACTCACCACTACCAGTGAGATCGTAGACGAAAGAAAGGTTATCGGCAGCAGCAGTGGTTGGCGTTGGGGCTCCGGTTAAAGCATTTGCTGTGTTGAACCTAAACTCAATACCTTCAGTAAGAGTCCCGGTGCTACCTCCAGATAGTTGTGCTGTAACACTCAATCTATAAATATGGTTCTCATCTGTTGCAGGTTGAGGACCAGAGTAACCAACAACACTAATACCAGCAGTATTTACAGGTTGCCCGAAGGCTGTCATGTTGAAATTGTCATTGATGGTTGCACCAGTAATATCGCTAGCAGCAGCATTAGCAGGAATGCTAGTAATACTAGTAGGAATGCCAGATACACTCCAATGCACTAATGGGTTACCACCACCATCTTGCGCTCTCAAATCTTCTAAAAGAACTGAGTAAGAGGCAACTGATACACCTGTTGGTAAAGTAGATATATTGAAATCCCAAGCAACAGATGGGTTTCTGTTTTCTGCGCTAGCATAAACAGCACCAGCCGGGTGATTACCGACCATTGAAATGTCGGCATTAGTTCCATCAGTCAGATTTAAACCATCATCGGAAACAGAGGTAAGTGCTACACCAGACTGAGTTTGACTTGCAGTTCCAGCACCACCAACAATAACAATACGGTTTTCTGTTAAATCTTCTACCCTTACGGTAGTAGCGTTGATACCACCATTAGCATCTATTAATTCCGTAAATGTAGATGCACCAGAAACATTGACTTGTCCATTGAAGTCAACATCACCAGCATAAGTTGAAACACCAGTTACATTTAGTTGATCTAAATTAGCACCGCCAACAACATCTAACCTATTGTTAGCGTCTATTAAAGAGCTAAATGTTGCAACTCCTGCAACAGTCAGGTCATCTAACTGAGTATCACCATCTACATCGAGAGTGCTATTAATATCTACAGCAGCACTAAAGGTTGACACTCCTGCAACTACAAGTTCATCTGCATCTAATTGACCATCAACATCCAATCCAGCATTAATATCAACGGCAGAATTAAAGGTTGATACACCAGCAACAACAAGTTCATCTACATCTAATTGACCATCGATGTCTATTATACCGTTGATATCAACCGCACCAAGTGTAGTAATACCAGCAACATTTAACTGATCTAAATTAGCACCACCAGTTACATCAAGTCTATTATCGATGTCTACAAGGGCATTATACGTTGATACTCCTGCAACAACTAATTCATCTAAATTGGTTTGACCATCAACATCTAATACACTATCAATATCTACAGAATTATTAAATGTAGATACTCCTGCAACTACAAGTTCATCTAAATCGGTCTGACCGTCAACATCCAGTCCTGCGTCAATATCAACAGCAGCATTAAATGTTGATACTCCTGCAACAACAAGTTCATCTACATCTAATTGACCATCAATATCTACAACTGCATTGATATCTACAGTATTACTAAACGTAGATACTCCGGCAACAACCAATTCATCTAAATCAGTCTGACCGTCAACATCCAATCCTGCATCGATGTCAACAGCAGCATTAAAGGTTGATACTCCCGTAAAAACTTCAAGTCCTGCAGCATAGGTTGCAATGCCAATAAAAGTTGATACTCCACTAATTTTTAAATCAGTGAATGTATTTGGTGCGACCTCGATTGCAGCCTCAATAGTTGCCGTGGTGGTGGCATCCAAAGATGCAATGTTTTGAAGTTCTCTACCACTACTGATTACTTGTGTTGCACCTATATTGAGAGATGCTACACTAGTAACACCCGCAACATTTAATCCTCTTAAAATATCAACGGCAGCATTAATATCAATTTCGTTCGAAAATGTTGCAATACCAAGAACATTTAATCCGGCAGCAAAATTTACATTTTTTCCAACTGCCAGACCACCACTGACGATTACTGCACCAGTCGTGGTTGATTCCGATTGAGTAGTTCCGGAAAATGTTACTATACCTACATTTCCAGTTCCACCAGTAAATACATATCCTTCTGTTCCGTCAAGGTCGCGACCCATGACGAATTTACTAGTATCAGCATCCCAAATAAGTAAATTACCATCTTTCTGATCTGTTGATTCAACGTCAGTTAGATTGAGTATTCTTGTGGGTGGTGCGGAGGCATTGGATAAAACGCGAATAACGTTTTGAGATCCAATTCTGTCGTTTATACTTGGCATTACCTAGTTACTCCGGCTCGTACTAATGCTGATCCTTCAACGGCTTTGAATTCTTTCCCAGCATTGGTTATTTTTATATCATATACGTATCTTCCAGGTTTCAATGCTGCTGTTTGGGTCGATGTAAGTGATATTGAAATAATTCCGTTAGAATCATCAGCAACTGTGGAAGCAAAAGAAACAGAACTGGAACTACTATAACTTTTTCTCAACATACCTTCTGTTTCAACACCTGTTAAAACCAATGGGGAATTTGTTCTAGTATCCTCTAACTGAAAAGAAGTATCGAAGTCAAACCCTTGTTCAATTGTGATGTTAGATACAAATACTGCCATTATTTAAAATAAACTATTTTCCTTTAGATATTTATATTCTCAGAATTCAACAGTAAATTTCTGAGAAGAGATTTTATCTCATCAATATCATTCTTTATTTCAGAAATTTCCTTTTTTTGAAGTTGTCTCTGTTCTAAAGAATTTACGTATTGATTGTATGCCAAAGAATCAGTATTGATTATGGCACCACTGTTTTCATCTCGATATAAATTTTGATACCCTTCGACTTTAATCATCTTACTGCTATGGTCCTCAATTCTCTGATTCTAGGTGGATATGCCTGATTAGTTCCGGACATAACAATTTTAATTGTGTATCCAGTAAATAATGGAAGATCATTTGCTGTGAATTCATATTCTAAGAATTCATTACTTCTACTTCCAGGAACAAGTCTATCAGGAAGACCACTATTCTTGGAAGCATCAACCACGGCATAACCATCATCATCTGTATATGTTAAGTTGTCATATCCAGGGAATAATTCAAATGTTTGATCAACCTCTCCAGAATCTGCTCTTATTAAATTATAAAGAACTCTGAAGTCAGCAGACTCATCTCTATAAGCACTTAAGAGAACTTTTAAGGATGTTGCTGGATTTGCTAACTGAACCATGTTAGAAACATAAACAGCAGCATGTGGATCATTAAATATTGAATTCACTCTTCCATCATTAGAATAATTAACGATTGGTTTATCGAAACGGCTAGATCTAAACTCCGTCAGAGAAGTATCAAGGTATATGATTGGTGAAAGATTTGTATCACTCGAATTTAGTGTTACTCCTGTGGTGAAAGACTTGTTCCTTGGGAGGTTTGAGAGATACGTGGTTTCATTTATCTTCGAACAAAGTATTCTAGGTGTATTAAATACATTCAATACATTTATACCAACTGGTTCAAATCCATTGTCATTGAATGAACTTTCAGAACCATTAACACTTGTTCCACTAACAGTTCTAATTGTTCCTGTTACGGAAGTGCTTGAACCCGGAGTAAGAATGTCATATGTTGGAATTATGGAGGTATAGAGAATATTCTC